GCCAACGGGAAGTACGCGCACGGCAACATCGGCGCTGCGACTACGGGGCTGGACGACGGCGGTGCCGAGTTCTCGGTGAACAAGGGCCGGAGCTGTCCGGCGAAGAAGTGACTCATCCCTGACTGGCCCGGCTCGCGCCCGTGCGCGGCCGGGCCTTTGCACGCCCGCAGGGAGGTGACCCCGTGGGCAACTCCAAACCCAAGCGGCCGGCGCCCATCCCCTTCAGTGACGAAGAGATCGCCGAGCTCAAGCGCCTTCACGGCCTCGGCCTCGGGCGCAACGCCATCGCCCGCGCGATGAAGCGCTCCCTGAGGGCGATCAGCGTCCACGCCGCGAAGCTCGGCCTGACCTTCGACCGCCACGCCACCGCATCCGCAACGGAGGCCAAGATGCAGGACGCCAAGGCCCGCCGCGCCGCGATCATTGACCAGCTGTACGCCGTCGTCGAGGACGAGCTCGCATACCTGAAGAGCGGCGAGTACGACTTGATCGAGGTGTCGTCCGGCAGCGCGGTGAAGTACAAGCCGAAGCGACTGCCCGCGCAGGACCGCAAAGCCCTCCTTACCGGGGTCGGCTCGGCCATGGCCACCGCGGCCCGGCTCGAAGCCCTCGACACGAACAACGGCGTCGACGAAGGCATCAGCCTCCTCGGGCAACTCGCCACGGGGCTCACCGCCGCCTACAACGCGATGAGCCGGGAGGCAGACAGCGAGGGGGCGGGTGATGCTCCGTGACCTTGCCCTGCCCCTCTCTCGGGCGCAGATCCGTTCTATCGTCGAAGCGCAGGACGTACCGATCGCCCTATGGTCGGGAGCGGTCTCCAGCGGCAAGACGATCGCCTCGCTGATCGCGTTCCTGCTCCGGCTTGCCGCGGCCCCGGACCACGGGCTGATCGTCATCGTCGGCCGGACGCTCCAGACGATCGAGCGGAACCTGATCGACCCGCTCCAGTCGACGTACCTGTTCGGCCCGCTGGCCAGGCACGTGCATCACACCACCGGCTCGACGACCGCAGCGATCCTCGGCCGCACGGTCCACCTGATCGGCGCCTCCGACGCGCGCGCCGAAGGCCGGATCCGCGGCTCGACGATCGCGCTCGCCTACGTCGATGAGGCAACGCTCGTGCCGTACGAGTTCTGGATGATGCTGCTGTCCCGACTCCGCGTCGGGAACCAGTCCCGCCTGCTGGCCACGACCAACCCGGACGGTCCGTTCCACTGGCTGCGCAAGGAGTTCATCCTGCGCGCTGCCCAGGTTGGGCTGACGCACTGGCACTTCACCCTCGATGACAACCCGTCACTTGACCCCCGAGTGGTTGCCCGGCTCAAGTCGCAGTACACGGGCCTGTGGTACCGCAGGTTCATCCTCGGCGACTGGTGCCTGGCGTCGGGAGCGGTGTACGACGCGTTCGACGACACACGGCACGTCGTCGACATCCTCCCGGAGATCCGCCGCTGGATGGCCGTGGGCATCGACTACGGCACGGTCAATCCTTTCGCTGGCCTGCTCGTCGGCCACGGCGTGGACGACCGGCTGTACGTCGCCTCGGAGTACCGGCACGACTCGCGGGCCTCGCATCGGCAACTGACGGACGCGCAGTACAGCAAGGCGGTACAGGGCTGGCTCCGCGAGTACAACCACAAGGGCGTGCAGGGCGTCACCCCGGACTGGCTATTCGTCGACCCCTCCGCGTCCAGCTTCATGACCCAGCTGTGGTCGGACGGCGTGGTCGGCGTGGCCAAGGCGGACAACGACGTGAAGGACGGCATCCGCTCGGTGAGTATGGCGCTCGCCGCGAACCGGCTGTCGATCCACCGCTCCTGCGAGGGGCTCCTGGGCGAGTTGCCGTCCTATTCATGGGACGAGAAGGCGGCACTGGCGGGCGAGGACAAGCCGCTGAAATCCAACGACCACAGCTGTGACGCGCTGCGGTATGCGCTGCATAGCTCGGTGAACGAGTGGCGGCACCTGATCCGAGCTGACCTGGAGGTGGCTGCCTGATGGCGATCCGCGTGGAAGTCCCCCTGTCGGCCGTGAACACGGAGTTCGAGTTGCCCATCACGCTCGGCGTTGGCGATGTCGTCAGCACGGTCGGGTCGATCACCCTCGAAGTCCGCGATGGGCGGGTGGAGGACTTCCGGCCGGTGCTCGCCGATGCGCTGCGGCAGGCCGCTGACGCCATCGAGCGCGCCGACCCCGACGAGGACGATGAGGAGGTGGACGGTGCCGCTCCCTGAGAAGAACAAGCCGTGGCCGCCCATCCACCCCGCCATCCGCAGCGACATGGAGGACTGGGCAGCCTGGTTCTCCGCCAACCCTGACCGGCTCGCCTACCGCTACATCAACCGGCCCAACGACCCCCAGCGTTACGGCCAGCAGCCCCTCAACCGGCCCTCGCAGTACCGCGGCGGATGGGTCGGCCGCATCTCCCGCTGGTTCTGGGGCGAGCCCACCCCCCTCGGCGAGAAGCGGGCCAACCTCCACATGCCGCTCGCCCGCGACATCGCCCGCACCTCCTCCGACCTGCTGTACTCCGAGCCGCCCACACTGAAGGTCGAGAACAAGGCCACGCAGGAGCGTCTCGAAGAGCTCATGGACGTCGGCATGAAACGCACCCTCATCGCGGCCGGCGAGACCGGAGCGGCGCTGGGTGGCGCGTACCTGCGGATCGTGTGGGACACCGACATTGCCGACCGGCCGTGGGTTTCCCTCGTTCACGCCGACGGCGCAGCGCCCGAGTTCGCTCACGGCGACAAGTTGAAGGCCGTCACGTTCTGGACGGTCCTCGTCTGCGATGGTCAGCGCGTCGTACGGCACCTGGAGCGGCACGAGCCGGGCTGGGTGCTGCACGGCGTGTACGACGGCACCGAGGACAACCTCGGCAAGCCGCGAGGCCTCGAAGAGTTCGAGGAGACGAAGGCGTTCCAGCCGGTGCGGCAGTTGCCAGCCGGGATGGAAAAGAAGCTCCTCGTCGCGTACGTCCCGAACACAATGTTCGCTCCGGACTGGCGGGACATCCCCGGCGCGGCCGGGCTCGGCACCTCGGACTATCAGGGTGCGGAGACATTCCTGTCGGCGATCGACGAGACGTACACGAGCTGGATGCGGGACGTCCGCCTCGCCAGGAGCAGGATCATTGTTCCGGCCGGCTACCTCGTGTCGAACGGGCCGGGCATGGGCGCGGTGTGGGAGGACCGTGAGGTCTTCTCCCCGATGAACGTGCCGCCCACAGCGGACCAGGCGATCACCCTGAACCAGTTTTCGATCCGGCACGAGGAGCACCGGGCCACGATCGATGAGCTGGTCGGCAAGGTCGTCCGCAACGCGGGCTATTCCGGCAGCACGTTCGGCGACGACGGCGACGGTCCCGCAGCAACGGCGACGGAGATCAAAGCCCGGGCCGCGCGGAGCATGAGCACCCGTGCCCGCAAGGCCGAGCTCAGTGCCGTCGGCCTGGCGGACATCAGCGAGACCTACCTCATGCTGCTCGCGAGCGGCATGTTCCCCGGGTACGCCGGAGTTGAGGTCGAGCGGCCGGACGTCGTCTTCCAGGACAGCGTGCAGGACGACATCAAGACCCTCGCCGAGACGGCTGCTCTGCTGCAGCAGGCGGAGGCGGTGTCGACCGAGGTGAAGGTCGCGATGCTGCACCCCGACTGGGATGAGACGGCGCAGAAGGAGGAGGTGGCCCGGATCCAGAAGGAGACCGGCCGCCTCGTCGAGGATCCGCTCACCCTGGGTGCGGACCGGCCGGCCTTCGACGGCGAATCGGAGGACGGCGAGGAGCCGCCGGCCGAGGAAGCCGGGGCGGAGGATGACAGCGCCGAGGAGTAGCGGGGGTGTCCGATGCCGGTCAGCCCCGACATGGCCGAGGATCTCGCGGCCGCTGTCTCCACCCTGTATGAGCAGGCAGAGCTGGCGCTGATCGAGAAAATCACCCAGGCTCTCGCGGACGGCCTCGATAGTCCGCTGTGGGCAGACCTGAAGCTGGCCGCGGTCGGGCACCTGCGTACGGCGATCGAGGACATCATCGCCGCGCTCCAGGCCGACGCTGCCGGTGCGATCCACCAGGCCGTCGCCGAGGCGTACGAGCGTGGCGCGCAGGCTGCCGTGGTGGAGCTCGGCGCGCTGGCGGCGACGGCCCCGGCGATCCCCGCGGGGACGCAGGCCGTTGACCGGCTGGTGGCGGCGCTGGTGCAGGAGACCGGCCCGGCCCATCTGCGGATGCTGCGGCAGGGCCTGGACGTGTACCGGCAGGTCATCGCCGAGGCCACATCAGCTCCCCTTCTGGGGGCAACGACCCGCAGGGAGGCGGCGGGTAGGGCGCTGGCCCGGTTCGCGGACCGTGGGGTGACGGGGTTCGTGGACCGGGCCGGGCGCGCTTGGAACCTGACGTCGTACGTGGAGATGGCGACCCGTAGTGCGCTGGGGCGCGCGGCGGTGGACGCGCACACGGCGCGGCTGGGCGCGGCCGGGATCGATCTGGTCGTCGTGTCCGATGCGCCGGAGGAGTGCGAGCGCTGCCGCCCCTGGGAGGGCAAGGTGCTGCGGCGCGACGGCCCGTCTGGCCCGGACACGGTCGAGGCGGAGCACGCCACGGAGGACGACCGCATGGTCCGTGTCCGCGTGGCCGGCTCGCTGCCGGAGGCCCGGGCGGCCGGGCTGATGCACCCGAACTGCCGTCACTCGATTTCGATCTATCTGCCGGGGCTGACGCGGCCGCGGCCGAAGCCTCCGTCGCGGGCGACGTACGAGGAGACGCAGAAGCAGCGCTACTACGAGCGGCAGGTCCGGGCGTGGAAGCGGAAGGCCGCCGCCGCGGTGGATGATGCCGCGCGCGCTAAGGCGAATGCGCGGCCCTCGTTGATCATCTCAACACGATCAAACAGATTTGTAATGCCAGCCTTGAAAAAGTTCTGCGCGAGTTCCACATCCTTATCAGCCCACCGGGTGGCCGAAATGTTTACACTGAAATCGATTGAGCGTTCTTCATTTGTGAACGCAGCCAGTGGGGCCCGAACCGAAGGATAACGTTCCGTAAAATCTAGCTGGTCCATTGGCCTCCACCCGTCTGGAATGGACACTTTGATGCCATCCGTAACTTTTGTCTTTACCAATTTTGGCTGGTCGAACGAAAGAAAAACAAGGGAGAAAACTAAAATCAGAACGCGGGACATTTATCTGGGATTTATCTTATTTAACGGGCAAAACTATCAATTATTGAATCAACTTCAGTAGTAAGATTAATTGATAAAGCCTGCAAATTCACCCTTTCAATTAACATTTTTCGGTTAAATTCGCGGCTAAC